GGATGCGGCCGGGGTTTCTCTCTTCAAGCCTCGTGGCCCATGTGTGCTTGATATCGTCGATCGCGCTGCGGGCTTCGGTCTCCGCGATCGCTCGAATGTTCGGAGGTATTCCCGTTGCATCGGGCTTTGTGTAAGCGGAAAAAGTCTCGGTCATCTTTTGTTGCAACGTCGCAACTAATTTGGGATTGATCTGACCACGCGAATCGCCTCGGCGATACTGCATGCCTGTTCCGGTTTTTAGGTATTCTTTCACAGCTCCGCGGAGATCTCCCGTGAGCTTATCCCGAAGGGAGTCAGAAAGTATCTGACCTTGCTCGGCTCCCTTGCGGAGGTATACGGAGCGCTTCGGAAGAACTTCTTCAAGACCTGGAACTGAAATCTGTTTTGTCGTGCTGCGTTTGATACGAGTCGCCGCCCGCTGAAAATGGTCGACGGTTAGGCGCCCAACGGCGCGCTGGATATTCCCGTGGTTGTTCGCGATGATCTCGGTCATGAGGCCGCGATAGTCTTCGCCAGCTACGAACGGAGGGTATCGATCCTTTATGCGGTCAAGGTGAATCTTCGCCATTACAGTCCTGCATAGAGTTCGACTGGATTGACGCCGAGCTTGCGAGCGAGGGAAATGAAATCATTCCGAGGGTCTCTCATTCCTTGTGCTCCTTCTGTGCTGATACACCTGCATCCCAGTCTTCGACGTAGGTGACCGACTTCAAGTCTGGAGGCGTTGTGTCTCCGGTGAGACGTAGGAAAATATAATCTGGTTTTCCTCCCCAAGTAGCGAAAGCCTTTTTTGGGTCGAGTTGGTCGGGGCTTAGGTCTTCCTTCGCGCCGGCGGCGTATTCTTCCCATGCCTCTTGGCTCCACGGGAGCTTCGCTACGGGTTGAAATCCGAATTTCGCGTAGTAATTTGGGAGGAATGTCCCGTAGCAATCTGATGTCTCAGCGCCTTCACCTACCGCTTGCCAGATCATCTCGACGGCTGCGGATGATCCATCGGAGCGTTTCTCTGCACAGACAGAGACCATGTCGGTTCCATCCATCGCGACAATAGCGGTCGAATCGGAATCAGCGAATAGTCGCATGCTCTTGTAGTCTTCAGCGGGTTTTAGGGAAACCTGGGCTCCCATAGGAGTTGAACTGCGTAGCCTTTTGAGGGTGTCGTGGTAATGCTGAAAACAGATTTCGGAGTCGAGCTCAAGGCCAACGGTTCCGCTCTCGTGCTCGAATATTGACTTCACGCTCCTAGTCCTTGGGGGAAGTCCGGCGGATGCGTTGAAGTCTTCGACGTGCTTTAGATCAGGCCCTCTTTCTGAATCATAGTCAACATCTCTCTTGGAGTAAGATGCGCGTCCTCGGCTGCGGATATCAGCCACGGCTCTTTCATGAGTTCCTCGTCCGTCGGATACGGAGCTTTCGGTTTCGTCTCGATTTCTTCCGGCATGATCATTCCCCCTTGTACTAATATCGTCCTTCTCGTTCGTTTTGTCACCACTTCCAGCGAAAAACTTGCCGTCTTCATCGCGCGGATGGTCATTTTCTGAGAAATCAGAAGCTTTTCTGACTCTTCGTAGGGTACAAAGACGGTCAAGGGATTTGTGTATCTCGGTCAGCACAATATCCCTGTCTCGTCCGATAGGCTCCGTCGTCTCAGGCGCGCGGTTGTCGCCGGTGATAAGCCGCTCCAACTCGTCGATAAATTGGTCGGGTGTCCATCCCTCGCGCTGCGCCTTATCGAGAAGAGAGTCAGCCGCCATCTGCAGCACGCCGTAGAACGCGATGAGGTCGTTCTGCAGCGGGCGCAAGAGGTCGAGCTTCTCGGACTCGGTTAGGGCGCGGGAGGTGATGTCCATTACACGGTCGGGGGAACGTTCTTGGCGAGCTCCGCCTTGTACTTTGCCAGAAGGTCATCTTTCTTCGCCGAAGCGTCGAACTCGACTCCGAGGACTTTGAGAGCTTCTACGATCTGCGCCTTGTTCAACTTGTCGGGATCGGTGTAGTCAGTCTGATTTTCGATGACGATCCCGGATGGAACGGATCCGCTCGCCCACGCGGCGTCGTTCTCGGAAAGATAGATCTGGGCCTCTTCCGAGAGATGGGGCATGATGTCCGAAACGATCTCTCCGAGAGAGCGGGGCGGGCCTTCCTTCTCAACCTTGCTTCCCGTCGAAAGGCTACCGACCTTTCCCTCCCATCCGCACGGGCACCTCGCTGAATTATTCTCTGACGGCTCGATTGTGGTCGTCATGGCGATCTCGTTCTCCGGTCTTCCGCATTTTGGGCAGCTCTTCATTGCATGCTCCTTATGTTCAAGGGATTGGTTTTGCTCCCGTCTGGTTGCATCCCCTGAGTTCCGTTTTGCTGTGGCTGGTCGAACTCGGGCCCAAGTGGCTCATCGCCTCGTTTGAGTCTTACCTCGTTCACACCGTAGGTCCCTGTCGCGATCATCGACTGGTCAAGTTCTGCCTGCTCCTTGTCGGAAAGGCCGCTCTTGTACTGAAACACGTAGCCGGAACCGAACCGGAGCGGAAGGATCTGGAAATTGAAATCGTCTTCCAGCCCCTTCACGATCGGGTAGATGCCTTTCTCTTTCTCGATCTGCGCCTGGCTCTCGGAGGTTGACCGGCCGCTTGTGTCCTCCGATCCGGTGAGGTTGACCTCCATGTTCGTCGCGTTGTACGCGAAGGCGACGCTCTCACGGATGAACCGTTGACGCTCGCTCTGGGCGGCGAAGATCTCGCTCTTGGAAAGGTCAAGGATCGCCGGGGTGCCGTATCCGGAGAGGATCCGGATCGCGTTCTTCCGCGGCTCATTGAGGAGCGTCTCAAGGCGGGATTCTTCGGCGCGTTCCAGGGGGACTTCGATGCTCTCGCTTTCGTTGAGTCCGCCGAATGGCATCTTCTCGCCGCCGAACACGGCTATTTTCTCGGGGGGCTTGGTACCGTCCGCAGTCTCGGCCGCGTGCTGGTCGAAGAAGAGCGTCTCGGCGACCTTGTTGACGAGGGCTTCAAGCGGGATGAGGCCGTAGCTAATTCCCGAGGTCGGCATGTACGTCGACCATACGACCTCGTCGGGGAAGTAGATCTTCGGGTCCATGCCAGGGACGATCTGCGCGAAGGCGCGCTCGGGCCCGATGTAACGCGGCTTCAAGGGATAGACGGTTCCGCCAGGGAGGACATAGACGTTCTCAAGGCGTCCGTTGACCTTCTCCTTGTACTTCCCGACGCCACCATGGATAAGCCGGTCGAAAACATCCTTCTTGATGAAATCCGCAAAAGTATCCTGCGCGTTCGGTTGGTGCATCCAGTCTTCGATCTCGGTCGTCGAGTCGTCGTTCTGCTGATCGATGCGTTTTTTCCAGCGGAGAAGGGCTTGTTGAAAGTTGCTCAAATCGGGCAGGCAATCGGGCAGTCGTTCGAGGATCTTCTGAACCATGCGGGCGCGGATGACCCGATACTTGATCTCGGTCGCGTTTGTGTATTCGTCGAAGATCTGCTTGCACTGCTTTAGGTACAGCTCGAGCCGGTCCTCCATCTTGGACTCGCGGACGACCGACCATTCGAGTCCGGCTATACGCTGCATCCGTCCGGTGACGACTCCGAAGACGGCGTCGCACTTCTGGGCAATCGCGATTCGGTCGAAGATAGACAGGCCGAAGAGCGGGACCTCTTGGGTCCCCTGGATTATGTTTCCGAACTTGTCGCGGCCGGTTATTCCGATGACGTCGGAAACGGTATATAAATTCAACCCTCGCTTATTCAGCTCTTCTTTGGTTGCCGCGAGGCCGGAACCGGCGATGATATTTGCCGAGTAGGCGGGAATTGATGTCATAGGCCTAATGTTACCCCCTGTTCAGAATATGTCAAGTTACCGACTCGCCATAACGAGAAGACGGCCGGCCATGAACAAGTACGCCGTCGCGAGAAAATAATGGTCCGCTTTTGAACCCTCAATCCACGAATACGCGCCTTCTCCCTGGTTTGCATCTTCGTCGTATACGCGCGTTGAGGCGATCATGTGGGCGTAATAGTCTGGAATGCTCCGCGCGTTGATTGGCAGCCGCAGGGCTTGCGTGACGACCGCGGCCTTCACGTTGTCTAGGCTCTGGGTCCGGTCGGTCGTGATGACGTTGGCCGCGATCTGGTCTTTTTTGCCTTTGCTGAAGTAGCACATGAATCCGCCGGCAAGGCGTCCGGCGATCTGCTTGCTCGTCCTCGTCTCGGGCATTGCGTCGATGACGTAGCAGCGGACGCGGTACCGCTTCAAGAGGTCGATGACTTCTTCAAGTGTTCGAACCGCTTGGGCGTCGATGAGCGTGATCCCCGGCTCGCCGTGCTGGATATGACCAATGGTCACGTGGAAATAGGTCCCGACGTCGATGCCGGCAACACACACGCCGTCGGATGGTCGGAAGCCTTGCTTCCGGTCGGTGACGCAATCGTCAAGCATCTCCTCGGTGATTTTCGCACCGGGGGCGGTATACGCGAGCCCGAGATCCGCATTCCAGAATCGCGTCATCTTCGTGTCGTCGCTCTCCGCATCGATGAAGTTCTGAATGAGTTCGCCAATGGTCGTGCGGGCGGTGAAGAGCTTGGAAAGCTGACGACCTCGGCGGGAGGCTTTCGGCTGGTAGGGAATCCATATTCCCGCGCTGCTCTTCTGCCATCGTCGTCCGCACTTGTCGCAGATCATGTGCGCGTCGCGGCCGGGCTCCCAATCTTGGTCGATGACCATGTACTGGCCTTCTTCGACCTGCCTGACGACATGCTTGAAAAAGTCGGGATGCGTGACGGCGCCGCACTCGCATTTTATATGCCAGTGATGCTGGTCGGTGTCGGCGAACATCTCGTCGATGCCGAAGCCGACGATGGTCGGATTGGAGACCCAGAGCTGGCGCGGGTCCTCAGAGTACGAAAGACGCTCCTTCGCCATGACTAGGTTTTCCTGGTCGCACCGGTCCGACTCGTCGATGATGATCGTATCCGCGGCAAATTCCGTGAACTGAGAAGCGGATCCCGATGCGACGTACGCGATCGTGCCGTTTAGGACCTGCTTCATGTGAACGGAGTCGGTCCCGCCGCGAAGCATCGCTTTGTAACGCGCGGTGTACTGCGTCGTCTTGTCGAAGCGCTCGTGCACGTAGCGCTGAAGGATCTGGTCGTTCGGCAGAGCGTGGAAGATATTGCGTCCATCGCTCGCTTCGGTGATGTCTCGGCAAAGCAGGTACTCGGTGATGCCGTTCTGCGTGCTTTTGATGAAAACCTGGAACGGGTGCTCGTCGAGGTAGACGTCCGTCGCCCAGGGGTTGTTCACGAAGTCGAGGCGCTTGCCTTTGTGCGTGCGGTGGTGCTTCAGCGCGTTGTAGAAAACGTGGTGATCGCGGGCGAGACCTTTTTCCAGTGCGCGGTCGGCGAGCGTCAGGGGCATTATTTGGCTCGTCTCCAGTCCATTACGACAACACGTGACGCGCCGATCTTTTTGCGGATATCCTCGGTGATTTCGGCGATCTCATGGATCTCGTCTATCGGCTTCCCGCGGTGAATCGTCGCCGTTCCACGCTCGGGCGGAGGTGTGGGAAACGCTGAGGAATAGGCCTGGTAGGAGACGAAGTAAGAGATCAAACTTCGCTCCACGGCCGGCCGATCTTCGCGGGGTCGAAGGGCTTCATCCCGAAAAGAGGGCGAAAATCATTTCGCCCATGCGAGTAAATGGTTTCAGGACCGGAAGCGGTTACAGGCCACGCAATACCGCCGTCGGATGCAAGGACCGATTCCCCATCTTTTGGCTGATAGGCCGGGCGGCGAACCTCGTAATCATCCGCGTTGTTGATTGCCGACTCCTTGCAGAAAACCCCGACTAACCCGCGGCTATACCCGTCTCCACCTTTTTTCCGGTACTCCACCTCCTCGCCGATGCGGAAGTATCCGTCGGGGATGAAAGCCTCAGAAGGCTCAAACGGATCACTGTGATATGCCGCCCTACTCATATTTGGATGGTTGGGATCGGAAATGGCAAAATTGGTTATTACTGTCCCTACTCTCTTCGTTGGGTGACTGTTACCCTGATCAGTGTCACCGTGGATGATCCTGCTCGATTCACAAGGCCCGTCGTGTGATACCATGCAACCGCAATCTTTGTTCATTTCCCTTTCCCCCTTATTGCGTCGAGCTGCGCCTTGTACAGCGCCTCTTCTTCTGCCGTCATCTTGTCAACGTCTTGGTTGATATTCATGTTCAGCGTAGGAAGCGGCTTGATGAGGCCGATCAATTTTTGCAGCTGGTCGAGTGACTTCTCTCGGTCGGCCAGCTTATAGGTCCGGTGCTCGCCTCCGTCCTTGTCCGGCTTGATATCGATGCCGTCAATGCAGACCGAGAGGCCCATGCGCTTCAGCTCCGACATGGGTCGGGCGAGGCTACCATCGTCGTCCAGGATATCCGCGACGTCGTACATCGCCCGAGTCACCCACATGTTGATGAGCTTGTAGTCGAGGTGCTCCTTCAGGCCTCCGGTTGCCTCCTCGATCATTTTGCACAATAGGGCCTGAATCTTCGCAGTCCTTAACAAACGAGACGCGGACGAGTTTGCGACGTCATCGCTTTTACAATTCGGGTACGCCTTCTGGTAGGATTCCCCTGCGTTACGTAGTCGATTCTCTATATAGAACCGAACGAAGTCCGTCTGCTCTTTGCTGTAGAGGATGGTTTTCACGGGGTTCTTTTTCTTGTCTTTTGCCATATTGCCGCCTTATTCCGGGTCCGCGAACGAATCGTCATCGTCCGAAAAGCTTTCAGATGCTGCACTTGCAATTTTACGAGCGAGCGGGCTGTCGGGGTTGTTCTTTTTCCAGTCATCGAAAGGGTTGCCAGTCATAGATTCCTTTGCCTTTGCTGCCTCGTTGGCTAATCGTCGCGCATCCTCTCCTGTCCATGCGTCAGGCCTATCGTCGAGAGGTCCCATTTTTTCCGGAAAAGGAATGACCTGTGGTTTCTTTCGCATCTTCGTCCAAGGGTCCGCGTCATCAGCGTATTGATCAATGCCAGAGATGAGGAACCCGGGAAGTTTGAAATTACCGTGTATCTCATGCTCCTTACTTTTTTGGATTGCGCCATAGTTTTGGATGGCCTTGATCGCGCGAGGGATGTCTTTGATTCGAGCGGATGCTTTGCCAAACTTATCTTTCTCGTCAGTTGTGAGATTGACGGCCAGGGTTTCGGTGAATCGCGGAGAGCATCCTGAATCGTTCCAGGTTTGGGTGAAGAGCTGAAGGAAAGAATCAAAAGAACCAACACACACAGGCGCGTTAGTTTTTGCGCCGCCATTTCCTTTTCCTGTTTCCCCTTTTCTTTCCCCTTTAATATATGTACCGATGTATGACAGAAACTCGACTGCTTGTCCGTTATTGCTTGCATTAACCGAGATAATGTCAACATTAACCAAAAGTAGGTCCTCGTATAGGGTGAGATGTTTCCTCCGCTTTGATGCTTCGAGAAAGCGTTTCTGTATTCCGTGCGAAGTAATTACCCCCAAGTCGTACTTGTCCTTGTCGAAAATACCAAACGTTATTGCATCCATAATGATTACATTAACTAGGTTAATGTCAACATTAACCCACTTACTGAAGAGTAACTGTTCACGCTCTCGCCATGGATAATAGTAGCCGTATTCCTTGTATGCTTTCTGGTACAGCTTGATGATAACAGCGAATCCTACGAGTCCATGCTTCGCTTCGATGAGATCAAAGTTGTCGTCCATATCAGTATCGAGAGGAAAGTAATCCAGTCCATCTTTTGTTGGACGTGCCATACAGCTATCCCTTTTCCTTTCCGAGAATGCGGTCCAGGTTTCGCTTATTAGCGATCGTGGTGAACTTCTTAAGCTCATAGATAAGCGCGAGTATTTTGTACCTTGAGGGTTCTGGAAGGTGGTTGCTTCCCGAGTCGGCGCCGATGTTTACCTGGACCGGCTCACAGCGCTTAATGAGTTCGACCATTGGGTCAAGATCGAAGTCCATGATCGGCTCAATAGTAACGAAGCGGGTAAGGTGTTTAAAATATTCGCCAAAATAAAAAGCACGCTGATTCGGCATTGGTGATTTCCGCATTATCTGATCGTAAAAGCGATTCGTTTCGATGGTCGTGCAGACAACAGAAACACCGTGGCATATCCAGTCGTCGTTAAGATAAATCGACATGCGTTCGGGGTTTTTGCTTTGGAATAAATATTTATTGTCATATCCGTTGCATTTGTTAAGCGTATTTATAATCCAGTCCGATTCTATCCCATCAGCGAAGAGGTCGCAGCTCGATCCGACGAATATAAAGTTTCCATCTCCGAGATCCGTCTTGAGCTCTTTCCTGTCGAACCTGACCGGTCGCTGTTTGCCCCATCGGTGCATATAGCAATACAAGCATCCGTGCGGGCATTCGCCCTTAACCGTGTTCCACGTGTGCGTCACGAAGTCGTACATATCGCCCTTTGATTCGTTAAGTGGCATTTTGTCCTCGGAAAATAAAAAGAGCTTTCAACCGGCTAGTTAGCGCGCCGAACATGAGGGCAGTAATAACCCATGTCGACCTAACCGGATGAAAGCTCTCTGAATTTACTGCTTTATGACTTACCGCGCTACCGGTAATCTCAATGTATCTCTGCATTCCCCACCTCGTCAAGGAAAGTTGCGACGTTGCAACTTTTGTCATCCGGCGCCCATCTCCGGTGTCCGAGGTGCCATTCTCCGCACACTGGAAACCGGTACTCGTGAAGGTATTTACGTACACCTCCAGAAATAGCCGACTTTGCGTCACGCCTATTTTTATACTTGCGTTTCTTCGCGCAGGTCTTAAGCGGGTCATTCATTTCCGCAGCGCCTGATCTCGGAGTTCTTCGAGCTTCGTCTGGATCGCCACCTTCGTGTCATTCTGCGCGCCGAGGGCATTTACCAGAGCGTCGAGATAGATCCGAAGCTCAGCAATCCGCTGGATAAGCTCAGTCTCTTTTCCCTTGCTTCGATCACCTTGGATGATCTCATTGACCGTGACCTGGAGCTTTGCTGCGGACGTGCCTGATTTTATGAGTTGATCGGATAGTCCCCACTTGCGCAGCGCCCGGATGAAAAACTCGTCGGAGAGAAAACGAAAAGTGGCAATGGGTGATAACTTCATCCCGCAGCCTCTACGGTCTTCATTCTCATCGCGACTTCTTTCATGCACTCGGTGCGGAAGTCTCCGAATTCCTTCCAGCGCTTTTCATCCTTTCGCATGTAGGAGAACATGAGGAAGTATTCCCTGGCGGCGCAGAGCTGGGCCGTAATGTTCTCGTTGAGCATGTTGGTAAGCTCAACGTCGGAAAGATGGATGTTCTTGCGGAAGTCGTACTTTCCAATTTTACGCAGAAGGTCAAGAAAACTCTCTGTCTTCGATACGGATTCCAGGAGGCCGTCGACGATGGTCTCTATTTCCGTCGGCGGTCGGGGAGTGTTAAGAATGTCGTCGAGAATCTTTTCTTCGATGTATTTTCCGCCGGCTACGATGGTCTTCTTCATGGTCGCTCCTTTTGTTCCTCTGGTTAAAAACATGAATCAAATAACCTTCTGCTTCTTGTATTCGTAGTAAGCAATGTTGGATTTTCTGTGCACATCTTTGTGACATTTATCGCACAGCCATATAACTAAAAGAGGTTCAGAATAATCCGTATGATGTGCATAGAGTTTCCTCTTTAATTCACAAATCTCACAGGAAGAAGGTTTAGTTAAAATTCCACTTTTAATTGCAAACTCTACATCCAAGTGCGCTTTTCTCTTTTCAGGGTTCCGGACTGACCATTCTTTTTTACTAATGGCTAATGTGAGTGTTCCGCTATGAAATCCACGAATTCTATCATAAGCTCTTATTCTTTCAATGTTTTTTTCTCGGTGTAAAGAAACTCGTTCTTTTACACATTGTTTGCAGTTATTCAGATGACCGTCAGCCATTTTGGGATGGATGTAGAAATCTGAAATATCCTTTTCTTTTCCGCATTTATGGCAAGTCTTCATATTTAACCTCTTCTTTTTCAAGGCCCGTCGTGCTTTTTAGAACGTCGGGCCGCGACTAAAAGGAATGTCGTCTGTGAAAGTGTCATCGCCGAAGCTCTCAGCGGTACCGCTAGAGGCTTTTGCCGTGTTTTGTTGCGGTACGGTGCGTGATTCCTTGGATTGTCCTTGTTGCGCCTCTCTTTGGCCTCCTCCTAGTAGTTGGATGTTGTTAGCTACGAGCGCGATCTTTGACCGCGGCTGTCCGTCCTGTTCCCAGCGATCCTGCTTGAACTCTCCCTGAACGGCCACCTGTTTTCCCTTGACGAGGAAGGGGAGAATCGACCGGTGCCAATAGTCAAGGTCGAAGAAAGAGGCTTCCTCGCTCCACTGGTCTCCGTGCTTTACGCGACGGTTGACGGCGAGGGTTATCTTTACCGGACCACGATCGCCAGCCGGTTGGGCGGCATCTTTTGTTAGCCTCCCAATCAGAATGAAATGATTCAGGTCAGCCATGCTTGTACCGCTCCTTGCTATGAGACTCCGGTCCGTAGAACGCGCCGCCGATCGATACGAGAAGAGCTCGAAAAATGTTCGGCTTCCGCTGAGCTTTTCTGTCTATGCACTCGATCATTGATACGGCGACGGCCGCGACCTGAACGAGCTCGGAGCGTTGGCGAGCGGGCGACTCTTCGGCGAACACTTCAAAGACTTCTTCGAGGAAGATGTCGCGCCACGTCATGATTCCAAGGTGCGCCCGAGCGTCACACATTTCGCGGAAGCGACGAGCCAAGTCTTTATCCTCTTCAATGGTATGGGTGGGAGTCCGGATCTCATGATCTTGCACGCCCCACTTTGCGTCCTGGCGCTCTCGCTCATCGTGGATGGCTTTCAGAATTGTGAATCTCGACATGGCCTACTCCTTTTCGACTGGCTTCCAATTCCCGTCTGCGTCCAGGTGTGCAGGCGGCCATCCGTGTTTCGATACCATCGACCGACGAATCAGGCGAGACACTAGTTTTACGATAACGTCCCCGATTCCTCCAAGAATAAGCGCAAAACCGAGCCATATCCAGAACGAAGAAAAGATGAAACGAAGAAAATCCAATTTCCTACTCCTTTTAGTCGAATAATCCGGGACCTTCCCCGGACGCTGTCACGGAAGTGCGCGGCGCCTCCGGCTGGTGGTGACTCGCCATATCCGTAATTGACATCCGAGATTCTTCGGCGGGGTTGGCGATATTGGTTACTTTCTTCGGAGGCGCCCACTTGATCCGGTCAACGACATAACCCTTGAGCGGTCCGCCGAGTTCGGCGTTGTGCTTGAATGCCTCGGCGATGTTCGGGTGCTCGGAAATAACTTCGCCGGTCAGCGAGTCGTAGACGGCGTGGGTTAGCATTGGCGGGCCTCCTTACCGTCGGATAGACTGAAAGCGCAAGATTTTTCCAGTCGGTCCCTGAAAGTTGATATTGTTTCGACCTGTGCTTTTTCCCAGTCATCGCTCAGCATTGGAAGATACCTGTCAATAATCATTGCTGCCGCCTGGTTCGACGCCAACCACTGCCTATCCTGAATCATCGTAGTCCGAAGCGACATGAGTTGAGCCTTCATCGGCCATTTGATTGCGTGCGTAAGCTTCTTAAGCGCGGTTATCATGATTCCTCCGCGCCAGGCTCGATGTACCCTCCGTGGATGTAATCACGTTCGGGAGGGTTCACTTCTTCTGGAGTAACCTGGTACTCCGCAGCGGCATCGGCGATGAGTACCCCTAGGTCTATGCCTACGACGTCAGCGGCGCGACTCAGCTTATCTGGCAGGCGTAGGCTCCAACCGTTGACGATTTGGAGATTAGGGACGAAGCACATGTCAAAAATGAACATTTCGAGTTCGCGCGGGCTCATTGATTTGATTTTTTCTTGGACGACCTGGTCCATAGCGCCCGAGTAGCCTTTGGGTACTTCCCATCCCAGGTGCTTGGCTAGATATTTCTGAGAATTCCATTCAAGCCGATTACAAATAGCCGAGGCTTCGATGAGCCGTAGGCCCTTTGTGACGGGCGTCGTTGCTGGTATGGCTAGGTCGGCTTCGAAGGTCTTTCGCGCTTCGTCATAGATGGATCGGCGAACGGACTCCGCGGCTTTGTGCAGACGCTTTTCGCGGGCTTTATTTTCTTTCTCGGCGACGATCTCTTCGGGGGTGGTTGGACGTCCCGAGAAGGAAGCCCTCTTCTTTCCGTAGGTGATACGTCCCGGAGTGGCTCCATCGACAACGAGTATTTTGACCGCACCTTCGTCCTTCTTTTTACATTCGGTCCATTCCCATGATTCCAAAACCCCCGTTGGGGTTTTGGTCTGGCTGTAGCCGTCGAACACTTCAAGATGCTCTTCTCCCTTTAGTTCTTCGCGTTTACGCGCGACAAGGGCGACGCCTTTGGCCGCGAAGCACGCGCGATCAAGGCAATGGTCTTTTTTGCCGACGTCTGCAAAAAGCGCGGGCGAGAATCCCGTACGCTTTGGGCAGGCGGAACAGCTTCCCGCAGCGGGGACTAGAATCGCATCGTCTTTCTTCCAAGAAGCCTTTGCGAGTTCCATGAGGATTTCGCGGTGGATCCATTCATCGATCGCTCGGACCGATGGGATTTCGTTTCTCCATCCTCGGAACGCTTCCTTAATGACAAGTTCTTGCTGTTCGGGGCCCAGTCGAGCGATGAGGATCGCATGACCGGCGGTGATTGTGCCGTCCACAAGCATCTCGCGAGCGGAGGGAATGAGCTCGCGGAGCTTGAGCCGCTGGTAGACATAGCTCGCCGACTTACCTAGCTCACTGGCAACGGCCTCTACGTCGTATTTACCGTCTTCAATGAGGCGGGCGTATCCGTCTGCTTCGTCGAGGGGGTGAACATCTTCTCGCTGCAAGTTCTCTATGATCTGGATTCGGAGAGTTGTCGCATCGTCGAGATCGCGAACGATACACGGAAGCGTCGGGATCCCGGCGATCCGTGAGGCACGCCAACGGCGCTCGCCGGCGACGAGCTCGTAGGGCGAGGTTTTTCCGGGCCGGACGACGGCTGGTTGCTGCACGCCGACGGCCTTGATACTCTCGGCGAGCTGCTCGAGCTTCGCCTGGTCGAAGCCGCCAATCTTTCGGTTCGCGGGATGGGGAAGAATTTCATTGAGAGGGATATCGAGTATCTGATTCATGCTGCTACCTACCTTTATACTTTAGCGAATTCGCCGTGGAGCTCGCGCGCCGCTGTTGCGTACGCTTCGTGAGCGAGTTCCGCGGTTGGGAATAGACCGAGATGCTTCTTGACCTTTTCCCGTTGAATCGATGCTTGCCACTTACCTGATAATTTGTTGAAAGTGACTCCGCGATACCCGCTTGTATTGTCCGCGCGCCTTGATGCGTTTTGAGAGTTCCCCGCATGGTTCGTTTCCCGAAGGTTCGATCTCTTGCAGTTTAACCCGTCACCGTCTCTGTGGTCGACAAGAATCGTCGGATCGGTGACGCCGAGAATCATACGGTGAAGCGATGCGTGGACGTGATGACCGTTCACGCGGTCGCAATGCTCGACGTATAGTTTAATTTTCTTGTGGCGCGTTTTGTTCACAATGCGGAGCTTGAGCGAAAGGCAGAGCGGGACGTCCTCCGGGTCTACCTTGACGAAATGGCCGTTGACGTTGATTGCGCAGGTCATGGGTTGATCCTATTCAATTCGATGACCCACACCAACGGGTTACAGTCCCATCCGTAGCCGCGTCCTTTGTTTATTTTGTCCCAAAGATGTTTGAATCCAAGCTTGTACGATTCGTTTTTTCTCGGGTCAAATGTTTTATTCATAAATGACGCGAAGTCGTTGCATTCAAACTCTTTTTCAACGCCTTCACGCTCCGCATCCGCCTCGCTGATTTCCTGCAAGTGTTCGCCGCGTACGGAGACGATTTCCAGCACGAGGCGGGAAGCCTTGCGCGGCATGTAGATGGACGGCTTCCACTTAGGTCTGTATGTATGCGTCCCAGTAACAGACTCGCATGTCACTGTTTCACTATCAGCTCGGTAGACGTAAAACCCGAAAGTCGGACCTCCTAGTTCTTCGGCAAACGTCTCCCTCACCCATAGCCGGTCGCCGGGTTCTCCGTATGGACAAGTGATCTTGCAACCATGCCCATCTTCCCATCCCTCAAAACCCCACCGAAATCCGGATGATGGCTGAGGCTTAATAACCCGCCGCGTCATCGTCTTCCGGCCTTCCAGAATCGCGCAAACCATTGGGCCAGAGAAAAGGATTGGTCGTTCTCTCATTGGGAGACCTCTGAATATTTCTGGTTATCTGTCATCTCGATGATGTCGAATTCATCGAGCTTGAGGCCAAGCTTCCCTTCTGGTAGAACCGCGGAGACGGCGCCGTAAGCGTTGCACTCGACCTCGTACTCTCCAGGGTCAGCTTTTGGATGCGGTCCAGGTATAAGCCAAGCAAAATCGCTTCGAACGGTCTTCTTTATCATTACCCGTTTCGGGACAAATCGCGGCTTCGGCCATGGTCTTTCACCGTGCTGTGAATAACCGATCTTGTAGTAGTCGATAATCTTCTCTTGCTCCGTCATGCCGCCTTCTCCTCTCTTACCACTGGGTCCAACTTGGTTACGTCGATCTTCTGCTGAATCATCTCCTGGATCTCGGTGCTATGCGTGACCATGACCGTATGGCGCCTGACGCTCTGCGTGTGGGCACTTTCCAGCATCCGGAAGTACGCGATCCGCGCCTCTGGGAAAAGCGCGCTGTCGGACTCGTCAAGGAAACCGGTGAGGTATCGCGTCCCGCTGTTCTGCCCGCGGATGATACCGAAAGCGTCTTGCAGCGCCTTCCTTATCCAGACCGCCTCTCCACCGGAGAGCGTCTCAAACTCTTGCTCTTCGCCGTCCTTGCTGTCGATGACTTGGATCAAGAAGTCTTCAATCTGGTTTCCTTTCCCGCCTTCCCGGGTAGTGTCGAAACGGATGCTGTAGCGCCCATCTTCGTACTCGCGGAGGAGGGTAGACGCTACTCCTGCGATCGTCGGGCAAACGGCGTCCAGCTCGAGGGCCTGGATCCCGTTCTGTCCGCACGCCTGTTCGAGCGCCTTCCAGTCCGCGAGTTCAACTTGCAGCGTATCGACTTCGGCGCGCATGGATTCGATCTTTTCGACGTTTGCTTCGTACTCGGAAAAAGCTTTCGCCGCGTGTTCGGCATCTGCCTTGGCCTTAGCGAGAGCCGCGTTCGTGTCCTGGTAGTCCTTCCGCGCTGTTTCAAGGTCTTGCTTTTTCGCGTCGAGTTCGAAGCCGAGCTCGGGGTCTATTTGTACCTTGAGTGCTTCGACCGCATCATGATTCTCTTTGAGGCGCGCGGATATCTCGATGAGCTTCTTTTCCAGTTCTTCGATGCGAGCCTGCGCGGATACGGACCCTTCGATGACGCGACGGGCCGCGGTGATGTCGATTGTGCGGATAGTTTCCTGTATCTCGCGGAGCGGCGCTTCGTCAAACTTTTTCAAAGTGTCTTCAGGATTTTCCGGGGGGGCGATTGCGTTGAGGCGCTTCGCAAAGCCGTCGGCGGATAACTTTCGATCTGCTTCCAGGTTTTCAATCTTCGACTTAAGCGGATCAGCCTGTAAATCGTTATCGTCCATCTTTCTTTTTAGTTCGTCGCGTTCTTTTTGGATATGGGAAAGAGCATCGGCGGGAAGTAATTGCCGACACTTATCGCAATGATTGGTGATCGGCTTATCGTATTCGCCTTTCATACGGGCCCAGTCTTGACGGAGAAGCGCCATTTCTTTGGACATTGACGCGGACTCTTCGCGAGACTTTCTATCCGTTTCGTCCCGCTCCCGCTCGATGGCGCGGACATCCTGGTCATACTTCTCCTTCACTTTTCGGTACGCTTCGTTCGCCACGGCGTTCGATTCCAGGATGCGCGTTTTCTCCTCAATGAGCTTTGTCTCAACCGCCTTTAGGTCGTCGTACCGCTTCACCGTTTCGTCTGCGTTAGGCCGGTGTTTGATCGTATCCCCAAGTTCGGAAATCTGCTTTTTAATTGAACTCTCAGAAACTAATTCCCGCGGTATTCGGTTGGTGATATCGATGATCTGATCCTGGATGACCTGCTGATCGGCCGCGCGCTTTCTGAGGATCTCAACTTCTGCTGCGATGGCTTTACCGGAGGCTTCCATCGCGGGAAGAGCGTCGCGCAGTTTTCGGGTTTCGCTCTCTGCCATGAGGACGGCGCTTTCGAGTTCGTCATGGTCTCCGAGCGTTTCGGTCATCACGGAAAGCTTCGCGGTAAGATCCCCGATGCGAGCTTCATGATCCTTCCGGCGGGCCTCTGCTATGCCCTTGTAAATCTCGTAGAAGTCGAGACCGGCGAGCGCGGACATGATCTGCTTCTTCGCGCCCTTGGTGGCTTTGCTGAGGTCGGGATAGTCGGCCGTCGGGAACTGCATCATGAGCGCCGTCCGGATGTACATTTCCATCGTTCCGAAGATACGGTTGACGGTGTCGGCGTAGGTGTCTACGCGTCCATCGATGCCGGGGACGCTCGTCCATTCCTCGGTACCTTCCTGGCGGCTATCGAGGTAATAACGCGCTGTCGGAGCCTTTAGCGTCGGGTCCATGAGGATGCGAGATCGATACTGTGTGCCGGAATTGTGCTCGGTTGCGTAGACTTCGCGGAAGCTGTCCTTGAGGCGGAATTGCTTGTGGAGCGGTCCGCCCATGTTCGGCATTTCCGACCAAACGTGGAAATTGTTCATGATGGTCGTCTTCCCTCGGCCGTTCGGTCCGATGAGTCCGACGATGCCGGGGTCGAATTGCGTGAGGTCGAGGGTGATCTCGTCCTTTCGCTGCTTCTTCCAGACTCCTTTCGCACCGCGAAGGATGAGCTTGTCGAAACTGAAAGACCCTCCGTTGAGCGAGAGACCTTTCCCGCTGGCTTCCAGTTCGATGATGTCGGCCTTTTCCATCTGGGCATCCGTCGGGACGCGGGAGGAATTGCGGGACCAAAGATCAAATTTCGCGCGGAGCGTTCGGAGCTTCGTAATCTCTCCGGAGCGAACGGTCTCGGAAGAAAGGATCTTGAGCGTGACGCGGGATCGCGGGTCGGCACCGAAGGAAAGGAGGTCATGGAGATATCCTTCAGTATCGAATGCGAAGGATTGTTCCTTCGTGCACGAAAGTTCGAGCCAAACGCGTTTGCCTTTGATTTCGTCGAACACTTTTTCGAAAGAAAGATTCTCGGTATTACGAACAGCATTCTCTATCTTGATGAGCATCGGGTGAGGGAAGGGGATACGGGAGACGGTGACTTCGTCTGCTATCTCGACCCGGTTGAACCCGAACTCGATCCCCGCTTCGTTCCAGTCTTTCGTTGGATGAGCGGCGCCGGCGTAGTAAGCGTTGAGCCCGCGGGTTTCTCCGATGCGCTGCGGCTTGTGTATGTCGCCCATCGCGATGTAATCGGCGCCAACAAGCGCGAGGTCATCGATACTGACGCCTCCTTCGCAGGGTTCTCCATTAGCCATGCGGGCGCCTCTGACCTGACCGTGGTAAACGAGGATGCAGGGAAGATCGTGATATTTCGCGCGGATCGCCGCGTAGCCGAGAAGAATGGCGCGGACCGCTTGATCGAGCGTGATGTCGGAGTCGGCCGCGAGTAGGTGCTTCTTCTGAGGCTCGGGCATTCCGAGGATGAGCGCAGATGAAAATCTCTGATAATCGAAGTCAGGGTCTTTTGCGTCGTACTCCCGAATACCGCAGAAATCATTACCTTTACCGAGGAAATACGCCTTCCCCATTTTGAGGACAGTTATCCGATCGCTGATCTGCTCGAATACGTCGAGACTTCCATCGCTGTCATGTCCGGGCGATCCTTGCACCATGACGATCGGGGCTTTCTTGGCGATACGCGCAATGCGAGTGAGATACTCGGGGAACTGCGAAGCACCGGTATTCTGGACCGGGCTGTCGTAAAGGTCCCCGGCAAGAATGGTTAAGTCCGCATCATCGGAATTCGCGTCGATGACGTCGAGCGAAGCGAATACGTCGGCTGCGCGCTCGCGCCGGTAATGCAGATCAGCGCCGTGATTCAATTTCAACATGTTATTCCTCCCTTCCTATACCCGTCATGATGACGGTGTTTTCCTGGTTTTTCCCGATGATGAAGACGGCGAAATTCGGTTTTTTGTTTTTCTCGGATAGAATCGCAACCGAAGCCGTGATGATGTCGCGAAGAGAGTCGCGTACTCGATCCTTTGTTGGGTACGGCCCAAGGTTTTTTCGGGCTCGAACTATCGATGTGCTCATGTTCGCTCCTTTCTCGGTTTCGGTCCTGCTGGACCTTCATCAGGGCGCGAGCATCACGCGCCGACCGGCCGGGACTCGCCCGGCGGTAGATAGATCACCTCCTTGCTTCTTCAACGTCAACTTCGATGACCTTCCTATTCCCTATCATCTCTTTGACGCGCTGCTCCGAAGACCACCAGCATTCGCATCCGAAAACCTTCTTCCCGTTATCAAGGAGAATGCAAGGGTTACCTATTCCAGTTTTTACTAGAATCTCGGCCATCCCTCCTGCTCCATGCGGAACTTCGTCAGCGACACGAATCCCGTATCCGAGTAGACGTACTTCGTCCTGGTTGGCCGAAAGGATAGCTCCGCATCTCTGACCAACGTCTGTGGCCATCACGCCGCCCCGGTATCCGCGAGCTTGAGCCCCTGCTCTTTGCAAATCGTCTTGTATTCGGTGAGGGCTTTCCTAGCCGCTTCCGCCGACATTTCCGGTGTATCGTAGGATACAGTCACGTCAAGCTGTACGAACCCTTTCGCGTTCATCCCGAAGTTCATCCTCGTCCTGTTGGTCTCTATCATCTGTCCGTCCATCATGGACCTCCTTGATATTTACAGTTGCAACGCTGCAACTAGATAACGATGTTTTTCGTAGCCAAGAAATCTTGCGCCTGACCGTAAAGGAAAATGAATCGATCATCCGGCGTCTTCGGATCTTCGAGCGCCTTATCGATGTTTCCCTTCCCTTTGATCGGAAGCTCCGCGTCGTACTTTTTTCGGATCTCTTCGAGCTGTGACCTCGGGGTGCCGAGAGCCTCTGCCGCCTTATCGGCCGGCGTTCCGAATGAATCATCGATTCCTGACGCTTCATCATCGGTGAACGTCTCTGCCTGACGCATTGGAGGTTCGCCTCCGGTTTCGTCTGCGATCTGAGCGGTAGCGGCGGATGGACCGCCGAGAAGCTTCGCAGCTCCGAACATCGAGTCGAGAGCGCGGTTGAGCACCATCTCGTTCTTGGTGTTTACGATGACGCGGGAGAAGAGGAATACGCGTACGGCGCTGGGGCCGTCCTTGTCGCTGAAAAGGTATTTGAAACCGGTCGGCATTCCGATAGTTGAGATGATCGCGGCGACTCGCGCTCCAGTATCAGCACGACGAAGAGCGACCTTCTTGTATTCGAGGGTTTTGAGTTTCAGGGCGACTTCAGTCGGAGCATTAGGAGCCGTACCTTCGGGAGCGTCTTTTATGGATTTTCGGAGAAGCTCCTCTTCAGCTCGGTCGGCGGGGTTGAACTCATAAGAAGCCGGTCCCCAAGTGATCATTTTCCCATCCGGTCCGAGCTCTTGCGGATACGCGGTGCCAACCCATGCTCCGTCCGGTTGCTTGATGATTCGAACCTCTCCGGAGAAGCTGATCCCCGCGGCCTTACCGAGTCTGTCCGAGGTTTCTTTCCTGGGGTAGAAAACTCCACCGGTAAGCGCGTGAAATTCGTCCTTATGAACTTCAACGACTTCCGCGTGCGGTTCGAGAAGTGGGCTCATTTCTTCGTAGTGGCTTTTGCGGGTGAAGTCAAAGGCGCCTTTAGCCTTCCACTCCGTGCAAAACTTAGTAAACTGTATTCGGTCCATATCGATCCTCCTTGCGGGGCCGAAGCCCCGCGTATTTCGCTATTCTTTGTTGCTCTCAAACTCAAAGAGCGCGCATATTGCAGACATGCGATGCGACCATTCAAACGGAACATCCTCGGCCCATTCGGTGCTCATCCACTTGTGCCCGCGATTTTCTTTCCAGGAAACGACGATCTTGTGGCCGTAGCGCTCGGTGTACTTGGTCGCGAGGTCGGTCGCGAAATCGAAGCTGTAGTCACGATTCGTGAAGAGGTACTGCATCTGGGGAATATCGTCTCGTCGGTTCGAAAAATCGTAGCAGTCGATCATTCCGTCAAAATGACCCATCTCGTACTTACCAAGAAGGATGTCGACGTCTTTGGTAGCCGGTCCGTCGATCCATCGCACGTTCACGCTGGTATAATCGGATGTGACCGAGAACTTAACCGCAGGGTACGCCGCTTTGAGATCCTTCCGGATCGCCTTCGCAGCTTCAACTCCACCAGACTTCACCGGTTCTTTTTCGACTTTTACGGCGACGGCCCCAACCGCCTGAACTCCGCGGGCTTCAAGTTTTCCGAACCGGTCCTGCGCATTGATCATGATACCCATATTGTTCCTCCGTTGCTTTGGTACTGTCACTATACAGTCAATATACCGTTACGTCAACGGTAATATAACATAAACTTGCCATTACGCAAAAAGTCGGGTATATTCGTTTCATGGATGAAGGAAAAAACAAGTTTACCGCCTATTTTACGGACGAGGAGAAACGCCTCCTCAAACTCATAGCCGATTCGGAAGACCGATCCATGAATTACATGCTCGCTCGGCTCATACGGGAAGAAGCCGCTCGTCGGAATATTTCCCCCGAAGCATAGTCCACACCGCCGTCAATTCCTCCACGCTCATCTCCTCAAGTTTTTTGTCCGCTATTGTTCTGATCCTCAGGTTCATGAGTCGTTCGGCGCTTTGTAGCGCGCCAGCGTGCTTTCGGCTCAGTACGTCCCGTTTGATCGCCCGTATGTTGTCGAGTAGGACCTTCTCCATCTGTGACTGCGCAATCGGCGCCGGCTGGATCTCCGCAGCGGCTCCGTGAGCTGACGACCATAGCGGCTCAATGCCAGGAGCTGCCATGCCTTCCACAAGCTCCACCGGGTTTGCCGACGCCTTCCGCTGGTTTTCCTCTTCCTTTAGTCCCGGCCGCTGCTCCGACTCGATCATGCGGATCGCCTGGAGAAACATGTGATCTGCGGGACCGTAGACGACGCCGTATGGTTTTCCCGGCGCGCACCGGTTCGCCCGCGCGAAACACTGTTCCAGCCACGGGACGCTCCGGATCTGCGTGAGGCATGCGATGTGCGTCACGGCCGGGACGGATAACCCCTCGTAGGCCATGGCGACGGTTACAAGAACCGAAAACACACCGCGTTTAAAGTCAGCGATGACACGACGGGCCGCGGGTGAATCATCGGAAGTGGCAATCTCGGCGAGGTATCGGCTCGCGAGGCGTTGATGGTAGAGCTTCGCGTACTCGATGTCGGGGGCAACGACGAGGAGCTTCGCGTCCGGATAGATCTCGCGCATTTTTTCCCAGTCGACGAGCGTCGCGTTAAGGAGGTGATCTGAGTACCCTGTCCGGAGCGCCGTAAACACGGCAGCCGATCGGTCAGCGCCGGCGCGGCGAATCGATTCGATCTTGCGGTGGATGCCTTCCTCGGAGATCCACTCCGCGGCCCCGTCGATTGTTCGGCCATGAACCGGAAGAATCGCTCCGTCGGAAATCGCCTGGGACCGGGAATAGCGGATCACGCGGGTCGTCCGCGTGTTGTACGTCGCGACATGTTCGCCGGAATAGTCCAGGAACGCGATGCGCTGTCCGTCGCCGCGAGAGAGCGTTCCCGATGCGTAGACGACGAGAACCGCGGCATCGATCAGCGGCTTGAGCGCGGCTTCCCATGAGGAGTCGTCGGCTACGTGATGGGGTTCATCAAGGAAGAGAATTGTCCGGTGCTTTCGGCAGTAGGCCGCGTGAGGCTCTGGCGTCATCCCGATAGCCTGGTATGTCGTGATGTAGCCGTCGGTCCCACGATCGGGGTTCGCATCGTTTCCGTCGGTAGCTCTCATCCGGCGATCGGTTGGCATCATGGGATCAACGAATTCCGCCTCTCCCTGGTACTTGAGGCTGTTACGTGGAACGACCCAGATAATCTTGTCGGCGAAGGTCGGTATGAGCATCGATGCGAGGATAACGGGGAGCTTCGATTTTCCGCCGCCGGGGGTAACGTCAAAAATCATCCTGGTGATGGGAACTCCCGCGATTATCTC